AGAACCAGACACAGGCTGGACCTCAAGATAATGCTGACCACCGTATGAAGTAGCAGATCCGATACCGCCAACCACGTCGCCGTCTGAACCTGTGGCATTAAAGTGTACACGCAACACTCGCGCAGAGTAGTTGTAAACTGTGACCTTCTTTGCTACCCAAGGAAATTGGTACCTAACTTCTTCGTTTGCTGCTTGGGAGTCTGAACCCGAAACCCATGGGTCGCCCGAAGCCATGTACGAGCCTACGTTGTTAAGTCCAACTCCGTAGTTAAATGAATCGTTTCCTGCCATTTTTTATATTCCTTTCCTTCGATAAATAGTATTGACTAAATGAATTTGCCCCAAGAGTCACCTGCAATATTCAAGATTCCGTCAATGTTGACGCCGGGATCACTAGGAGCAACGTCGCCCAGCGGATTGCCGGGCTGCGGTTCGCCAGATGGCTTGCCTCCAGAGGTCATTGGTTCGACCCCTTCAAAAAGGTCAACACCGCCATAAGCATCTTTATTAATTGACTCGATCAGATCCTTTCTTGCACGCTCTGCTTGCGGAGAGCGCTTATTCGTTCTTTGTGGTTGGGGGCGTGCCTTAGTCACGGGCACTGATTCAACCAAAGGTGTGCCTGCGGTAAGCCCTTGGGCTACCTCAGTAATAATACCCGACAAAACCCCTTCTTCAAAAATCGCTTCTTTAATGCACTCTTTGATTAGGGGTTTTAGTACAGCCTTTAATTCGGCTTTGTTCATGCTACTCCCCTTCGGGTACATCAAGAGGTGGCTCGGAAGGAACGTCTTCGTCACCGGGGATAGCACCCATTTCCTTAGCCAGATCCATCATAAGCTGCGATGGGCTAACACCCAAAGCATCTGCGGCTGCATCCAGTGTAGGTGTGCGCGATGCGACACGACCACGAACCGTGGCTGATTGATAGCCGGGGCGATCTCTGTGAGATGGACCGGGACGAGCGCCAGCATATGCTTCTTCTACTTGGTCTTCCTCTTCTTCTTCGTTCACGACTGCCTCAAGCTCTTCCTTAATAATCTGCTTAAGTCTTGTTTTTGTAATCTTCATTTTCGTTTACTCCTCAACGATATCATTTAGTAAGCGGTTAATCTTATCCGCTTTTGTGAAAACATTTGGTTCTCTGTAGGTTTTACCCTCACTAAGCCCCATAAAGGCATTGGGAGTCGAAGGCTCAGATACGAAGTCAAAACAGATTAACTGAAAATCATCCTCTACCATTGTGCGCCCTTGCGACTCGCTGACCGAACCTAGCCCGCGAGACGAAATCCCGAGTTTCACACCGTCATTGACAAGCTCTCTAAGGATATTGCCAGATGGAGTGTTTAAAATTTTGACCTTTCCCATAACCGAAGGTCCGTCCCACCACACATCGGTAACCATGTGCGAAGCGTTCTTAAGGTTAATAACTGAATCCTCGGGGTGGTCTAACTCCCCAAGGGCTCTCTTTTCTTGTACAAGTTTTTGGTACGTTTTCATCTCTCTCTCAAGAATCTTTCTTGGATAGACACGACCGTTGCCATTTTGAACATCTGCTTCTTGCAGCTTGCCGGAAAGAATCATACCGCCGTTTCCGACATAGATCTTCTCCTCTTCCGTCAGGAGATCCTGACAGACGCCGCCTTCGCATAACTCATAATATTCTCGTAAAAGTACTTTCTTCATAATATTCTCTAATAAAAAATGACGGGCGCTACCCGCCCGAGTCAGCAGCCCTTCTTACAAAGACGCACTGGTTGAAGCATCCACTTCACTGTCCAGATATCTGTATCCATTATTGCTCCCTTCCTAATTGAATGCCGTTATCTCCAAAGACTGAGCAAAGGATATAAGAAACGGCTGATGATACGAAGCCACAGATCAGAAAATTAGCGGCAGTGTACTCAAACGTAAATAGTTCTGTATTGTAGTTAACGCCGAACAAAAATAAGCCCACCCAGAAGCCCAAACACATTGGACATTGGAAGAGTTTTCCCAAAGAACCCTTTACGGGTCGAATCGCGTCAAAGACAGAACCGTATACAAGCATCTGAGTAAGCCCATATGCTGCTAAACAAAACCATAATAAATCCATTACTACCTCTTATGCTCTATAAAATCTGTTGTGCATGTATGCGTTGCGATAAATGCCGGGTCGAATAGAGCCCTTCTCTCTCTTGTGTGGAACCTCACCAAGTTCTGTGGACTCTTCTGAGTCGGGATCCGTCAATGCTTCTTCTTCTTGCTCATCGTACATACGCTGATACATGAATCTTGGAGCCTCTTCTTCCATAAACTTCGTAACATTCAACACTGCTATGTTTATGGGGTCGAGTCCTTCATTTGTGGACTCCTCAAGCGTGGCTTGCATCGCTCCGTATACATTGCCACCTTCAATAGTCTCGCGCTTGACCACTCCCTTTTTGGAGAGGTAATCGAACAAGCGACTCTGCGCATCGTAAACCATGTCGTTCAACTCATCTTTGGCGAACGCAATCACGGCTTTAGTTTTGGGCGAAATAATAATATCAATATCTTCATGATCATAGATAGCAAGATCTCCACCAAGAGTCTTGCGTACGTCAAGCGTAACAGTTGCTTGGGTCTGCTTCTCTGTGTCTACGCGATTTTCCTCATCGTACTCGTCGCTCTTGCCTACCTTGATTACGAGACTTGCCATTAACTTTGAATCTCCGCTGCCAGTTCTTGAATCTTCATAACCTGCATTAGCATTTCACGGTCAATCTGGCGTGTTTTAAAGCTGTCGATAGTTTCAACAACCTTGTCAGTCTTGCTGAGCATATTCTTATCTGAAGCAATCTCATTCAGAGAGCGCGATTCTGTGATTATATTCTTCAGACGGGCTAACTCTTCGTTCAAAAACATTTTCAGCGCAATACCATTGTCCGAGAATGAGACAATGTATGCGCTGAGTAGATTATTCTGCTCTTCTCGCAAAGAGTTTGAATACTGCTCATTAAACTTCTTGACGAACGTGCCGTAGACAATATTATCAATTGGCTTCATCGTGCTCTCAGTCAGAGTCGATGCGCCGGCGCTCATTTTGTTGAGTACGTTATTCTCCAGAAGCGTGCGCTTCTTGATTGTGGTTGGCTTATCGAAAATCTGAGAAATCGTTGCAAGGTCTTTATAGTTTGGCACAAACGTGTTGAACGTATCTTTGCCAAGTTCTCTATTGATGGTCCCAATAAGCTGAGACTGTTGGGCAAACACCTCGTCCTGATTGAGCGCCTGATAAACCCGCTTGACTTCTAGAAGAAGCTTTTCGGCAGTCATCGGGTCCACTTCAACTGTCTCATATAGTGTTCTGTAAAGTTCTAACTCTAAGCCCAGCGGAGTGTCGCGCTTGAAGAACCCTTTCATAATAGAAATGATCTTTTTGTTGCGAGCAGCGTCTTCGTTGACGACACTACTGGTCAACTCTCTAACCAAAGTTTCATACAGGAATGCTGTATTTCTTTTTTTATTGTGCTTCATTTTTTTTAGACTCCAAATTTTGCAAACTCTCAATCAACGACTTAGTTTCTGAATGGCTGGCGATAACCTTCTTCTCTTCGGTGTAATTAGGTTCGACATTCTCGTTTAGCCCATGGCTGAGCCGGCTCAGGTCATTAAGTCCCTTAAAAAGATTCCTATTAGATGTGCTGGCTATCGACATTCCCGAATCTGCATGGTGGCTACGCTTGCGGGCGCCGCGCTTTGGACCGGACTTGTTGACAACTGGATAATAAACCTTGCCCTTCGAGCCGGGAGTTACATAGCCGCCGTCTTCGCGGTGACCGGGTGCAGCCAGCAGTGCGGTATCTTCTTCGCCGCCCTCTTCACCGCCCTCTTCGCCGCCAAGGTCACCGCCCAAGTCACCGCCGAGGTCACCACCTTCTTCGCCACCTAAGTCACCGCCTAAATCGCCGCCGAGGTCGCCGCCAAGGTCACCGCCCAAGCCGCCGCCGCCTTCTTCGCCGGCTTCGGCGGGAGGCTCGGCTGCAGCTTCAAGCATTGCCTGAATCTTCTTGTCATAAAACATTTCGCGCTGGTTGCGCAGGAATTCTTCTGCGGACATACCAAGCAAATTCTCTGCAACCCAGCGGCGACTGAAGAATCCTTCCGTTGCGGCTGAAGCTGTGTCAAACTTAGTGTTCCAGTGCTCAAGTTCTTGCAATTCTGCAATCTTGGACGGGTTATTAAGTTGTAGCTTAAACGAAATCAAATCATCGCCTCTAAAGCCCAGAGTGAACAGGTGAATGATGCCGATCTTCTCCAACTCGGAGATGACAGAGCGCTGAAGGCGCTGAATCGTCCTTGCGAAGCGCACATCCTTCTGTGCGAGTGTGGTCTTATCCTCTTCGCCGCCTTCGCCGCGTGAAAGATAGGACATTGGAATCTTCAAAGCGGAAAACAGCTTGTCACGGAGGTATTTAACGTCATCAATGTCGCCGGTGTACGTTCCACCGGGCAAAGACTCGACTTTACTGCTCTCACCGCCACGAACAGGGATGAAATAATCCTCATCAATGCTCATTGGGTTGTATCGAAGGTCAACGCGACCGGTTGTGGGGTCAACAACCTGATTTCTCTTCATCTGAGTCGTGACTTTCTGCATAAACTGCTCTACATCGTGCGGCGGGATGTTACCAACGTCAATATAGAACACTCGACGCTCTGGTGAGCGCACAATACGGTATGCCATCATCGCATCTTCAAGCAAAGTAAGTTGACGCCAGATTCTGCGGGCTCCTTCAAGCACCGAAGTGCCATATGGAGCAAATTTATCGTTACCAAGGATGCGGAAGTGTGCGATCTGCCAGTTCTCAAAGGTTAATCCACCTGAGTTCCACTGATATTGCACGTAGTTGGGGTTAGTCTTGTCCTCGCCCTCCATTCTTTCAAGCTCTTCAAGCGGAATGCCGACTGCGTTCTTGATTCCGTGCGTCTCATCGATGTCCAAGTATAAAAAGTAGTCTCCGAACTTGCACATGGTACGGCACCAGCCGAATAAGTTGGAGTCAATGTTCAAAATCTTGTGATATAAGTTGTCCAGTACGACTTTAATCTCGTCGTTGGAGCAATCAATCTTTAAAAGTGGGCTGAGAATCGTAGATGTTGTCATCTCGTCAGCGTAAATGTCCAGCGCAGAAGCAATCTCTGGCATATATTCCATCTGATCAAAATCAAGGTAGCGCTCCTGACGATTTTGGTTCGCCATTACCTGTGCGCTAAGGTTGTCGTATGGGTTATACGATGTTCTCTTGAAGTTTAAGCCGCCAGCAGACGTAAAGTTAAACTTATCTAGTTGAGCACGACGGTACCGGCGCTGCATTTGCACGCGGCGGTTGACAATCGGACCAGAAAGCAGCCGGGTCAGCCGCTTGAATAACGGTGACTCTGGGTTTCTGGGGTTTTTAAGATTCGGGTTTCCCCTTTTGCTATCAGCCATTTTTTATCCCTTGTATAGCCATGAATATTTCTTATATTCTTCTACGGACTTCTCTGCATTCATTGTATCAAATGTGCCGCCTTTTTTATAACCTATTTGACCCTGAATCGTAGTATTTATATTAGTGTTAGTTCTGATCATCGAGCCAAGACACGCCTTTTTGTATTCGATATTCCGTGCATTTGCTACAAATGCGGTGTCTCTCACCCAACAAGCGATTGCGAGCGACATAACAAGGTCATCGTTGTAACCTCTCATGGCTTGCGGCTTGCCGTTGTTCCAAATAAAAGTCTGAATTTCCCGATAGGTGCGATTGGAATATATCGTAATTAGTTTGTTCCTGATAAACTCTTCCAATTTCGCTACAATCAGTGGGCGAGTTTTCATAGAAGTGGTGAAGCCCGGTACAGAATTTGACATTGCTTCAGCGATGTGTTGCTCAACGTATTCGTGTGACGACTTCACTGAGTGATAAATATTGGGGTACTGTTTCTCGATCAGTTTCTCAAGGACGGAGAAGCCAACGTTATTGTTCTCAACTACAATCATGCAGTTTCCGTATTCACGACCAGCGCCATCAAGGATTGTTGAAAACATATCGATTGTCGGTTTGCCCTGATATTCTGCGACAACTTCCAAAGTCTCTAGTTTAATAATGTGAAACACTGAGTAGTCCTCGCCATCTCCGCGTGCAACGTCGGCAACGACAACATAAGAGGCACCGGACTGGCGCTCTTCCCAGATCCAGTAGTTGCGGTCAAACCCTGTGCGGTACTTTGGTTCCGCGACCGTGCTAGCAATCCAAGCAATATCATCCGGGTGAATAACGGTGTCACCTGAAGTATTAAAGTTGCACTCGAACTCCTGTGCGATTTCTCGACGAGACATATTTCTGGTTTCTTTTTCAAACCATTCCTGATCGCGGTCAGGGTGCAAATCCCACATAAGCTTAATAGGGTTGAAGTCGTTCTCGCCTGACTCTGCGTTTGCATATACGGTATGGAACCAGTTACCAACACCGTTAGGTGTAGATAACGCAATACACCGACCACCAGTAGAAATCGTAGGATACAGCCCCATCCACAACTCTTCCAAGCCCTCAACGTGTGCTGCCTCGTCAAGCACCAAAAGAGACAGCGCCTCTGAACGACCGGCATCGCCGGAAGTCGAAGACGCTTTAATCTGCGAACCGTTGGTTAACTCAAACGATGTGCGGTTGTTCACCTCGATAGAAGAAATCTGAATAAAGTCGGGCAGACCGACCATCATTGCTTTGACTTTCTTAACCAAGTTTGCGGCAGTACCGAACTTGGTAGCCATCACTAACACGTTCTTGTCGCGGTGAAACAGCATCATCCAAACGATATAAGCCGCCACAATGGTTGAAATACCCATCTGGCGCGCTTTGAGAATCACGTTGAATCTGTTGTCATTGAACGCCGACAACAAATCCTGCTGAAAGTCATATGTGTTAAAGGGAATCAGTCCATGAATCGGATGAGAGATCCTGCAGTAGTTATTAATAAAATATACAGGGTCTTTGCCGCTCTTTATAATTTCCTTTATTTGATCTTCTTTGGATAGTTGAAAAGCCATGCCATCCTAGTCGTTCTTTCTCTTAACGTTGGATGCCTTCTTTGTGCCGGGGTACTTATCCTTGCCGATAGCCAGCCAGTCTTTGATTGCCGAATCCACATCGCGGGAGTCTTCGTTGCTGGCGCTAATAACTTCGCCCAAGCCACTAATCTTATAGCACTGGTATGCTTTAACTGATGTGCGGACTCTGGAAATGTACTCAACCATGATATCGGTGTCGCCATCCTTAGTCAGCGTCAGTCCGTTACCGGTAATCTTCTTATACTCGCTGCGGAGATACTTAGCAATATCTGCAAGCCGTTGGGAGATCTCATCTTCAAAGCCGTTTTCATGTATGTGCTTAATTTTGCAATCATACTGATAGTTGATGATAAGCTTGTCGCCATGGAAACGAACCTTAAAGCCGTCCATCACTCTAGAGTCCGTAATAACGTCTCCCTCTTCTCTATAGAGTCCAATCTTGCGTGCTTCGCCATCGAGCGAATACTTCTCATCGTGTACACCGTCATAGACGTTTGCCACTGCCTGCGAGATGCCCCTGATTACTTCAAGTGTTGTTGCCATTTGTTTATTTATCTCCTGATTTTGGTCGCCAGCCGTTTGCCCATCTTTCTTCTCGGTCTTCGACGTGCTGAATATAGCACCCGAAGCAACAACCGAACTTGTTCATATACACGTCATCTTTCGATTCAAATGAATACTTGTTGCAAACAGGACAGGACCGGTTTGTTTCTCTACTAAGTAGTTTCTGAGAAACTAAAACGCCATTGACTTCAATCTTCTCAATTTTGCGTTGCAGTTCTCGAATTTTAAGATTCGCAGTCTTCAGTTGTTCTATAAAATCTGCCTCTTTTTCGGGTGTCCAATTAGCACGCGGATTTTGAATTGCTTCGGACCCGTACTTCTCGGAGATGGCTTTCTCAACTCTAGCGACATAATTAGGGTCTTTCTTTTCAGCCATGCTACTTTCCCGACGCGGATAAAACCGCGTATACAATCCCTAAAGTTATGACAGTGCCGGCAGCAGCGCCACCAGCAATCCACCATTCTCGATTAGAGGGCGACTGCCTGTTGATAGCCTCTTGTAATGCTGTGATTTCCAAATCCTTTTGGGTAATCACCAGCGAATACTCCTCCGACAGAGCAAGATACTTTGTGTTAGCCGCATCCAGCCTGTAGTGGTATTCTGTAGCTTGTACATCAAGCTGATATTCCATCTCCAGATCAAACTCTGCTCTCATCCTATCGGGCAGCGCTATCAATTCTGCCGTGGCTCTCGGGTTAAACAAAGTCCCGCGAAAGGGTGCGGGCTGTTGATAATCTAAAAATGTAAATTGTGGTCGCTCAGAATCTTCCGGGTCATCGGCAAAAGCCGGGGGACCAAACACTAGGCAAAAGGTTAATAATATCTTACTCCACATACTCAAATCCAAACTCCTTCTTGATCTGCTCAGCCACACCCTCGGGGTGGTCAGACCATTGGCGCTCGATATCTTCGATTCGCTCTCGGTGACGCTCTTCCAACTCGTCGCGGGCGCGGTCGCGCTCTTCTTCGATGCGATCCAAATCTGCCAAGAGTGCATCCATCAGCACTTCCATCTCTTGCATTTGAACTCTGTGGATCTCTTTCAGTCCTTCAAGCTGCGCTTCTGAAGATTGGATGCGAGCCTCGTACGCCGTCTCCATAGCTTTATAGTCTGCGCGCATTTTCAAAAACAACGCTAGCGACAACGCTATGATGAGCAAAACCTTCCAATGCTTAATAACAAAGGGCAGCACCTTCTCCCATGCGGAAGAAAGTACCGCCCATGCAGCTTGCAGCTTAATCATTCCAATCCCTTAAGTTTTGCAATGCCATCGATAACAGTTTGTCCACCGATGTAAATGCCAGAGATAATAACCCAATCTGAGGATTCGAGCCCTGCCCAAACCATCAAACCAGTAGCGGTGAGCCAGACCATAAACTTACGAGAAATCATCTTCTCGACCAATCTATCAATCTTGGCACCGGTATATTTTACTGCCGTCATCATATTATACTCCTACAGCCAGCCGAGCACTACTGGCCAAGCCAGCCCAGCGCATACTGCGCCTCCGAGCAGAAGCCACCAGCTAAGACGATGGTGCCCATCGACAACCTCGCCCCAAACGCCTTTCACCAAGCCGCCAACAAGGTTAAGAGCACCGGGAACCAAGCCCCACACTCTACCTACCATATTTTTCATCCAATCCATTCTGAAAATCCTCCTATTGGTTTACAAATGCATAGCCATCGTTCTTATCGATAGTGATTTGTGTATCCACACAATCCTTCAAGCTATCCAAGTGTGAAATCAGAAGTACTGTTTTAAAGTACGTCTTAATTAGTTCCAAGATGCGAATAAACCCTTCCATATTCTCCTCATCAAGAGCAGTACCCGGTTCATCGAGGATGAAAAGATCGCCCTTTGGCAAAGATGAAACGCTCAGCAGCGACAATCGGATTGCCATAGCTGCCAAAGTTTTCTCTGCGCCAGAGCCCATTTCCAAAGGTCGGGCTTCGTGACGAGGATGCTTGATAAAGACATTCATCTTCTTGCCATCGTCCTCAAAGAAGATCTCAAAGTCTACGATATTCGCCAAGACCTTCGCGATCTCTTCATTGATGACTGGTAGCTTCTTCTTGATAATGTCGTAAGCAATACCGTTAGAATGCATGCAGCGCATGAACAGATCGTATGCCGCGTACCGCTTCTGCAAATCAGCCAACTCTTGTTGGGCGCCTTCCAGATTTTCGATCTTGCTCTCGACTGAACCGTGCTCTTTGTGTAAATCCATGAGTTCGTTGTTAAGTACTGAAAGCTTAATGTTCGACTTTTCCAGCTTTCTCTCAGCCCGATCACGGTCCTTCAGCAGCGCTTCCAGATTCTCGATAGCATCACGATTCTCCTCATACACTCGCTCGTTAGCTTCAAGATCGGAGATCTCCTTTTCGATGCGTATGATAGAGGTCTTGTTCTTTTGCACCTGCAAGCGGCAGTCGGAAATCTCTCCCGACAACTCAGCAGATTTGCGCATCAGATCCTCGTATCGCGTCAGGTACCTCTTGACTCTTGCCGGCTCTAAACCATCAAGCTGAGTTTGAAGCGCGGCTATAGACTCTTCGATCTTCGCGATCTTTTCCTGTGTCTTGGGTAGCGATGCCTTAGCCACATGTGCGTCCTTTACAAACTTATTTTCAGAACAGTATTTGCAGTCTGGATCGTACTCATGATCTGCCAACATTCTAATCTTCTTTTCCTGTCGGCGGGCTTCGGACTGTTCTGCGTCTAGGTTCTTTTGCGAGTCAGCAGCAGAAGCGATAAGTTCTTCGATTTGTTGCTGTCTCATGCGGTATGTATCTACATCAAACTCTTTGATGAAACTATCCATGCGAATGCGAATCGACTCTTTGTGTGCGCAATCTTTCGACAGGCTCACGTTCTCTGCGCGCAGGGCGCTAGCGCGGATTCGCTTATCTGACAGCTTCTTCTTGATACCAACGATATCAACGATGCCGGATGGCACGCTTTCAATCTTGTTAACAATGTCATCCAACACGTCCTTAAAGTTGTCGCGGTGGGTCTTCTCAATGGTGAGAGCCTGCTGACATATACCCAAGCTTTCAAGCACATGCGCTTCGCTGGACTGTAACTCAGTCAACTCCGCATCGTAATCGCGATCCTCAAGTCTCTTGAGGGCACCCTTCATGTCCGCGCTGTCTTCCTTCGCCAACCTAAACTTTTTCTCAAAAACTTCTAGGTCGAGAAATTTTGCGAAGATTTCCTTGCGTCGGGTTGTTCCCTCGTTAATAAATTGGAGCGCTCCATGCTGCGACGACATAGACGACAATAAGAAGTCGTCAAGCGTACCAACCACCTTGCGAATGTTCTTATCTGTCTCGTTACGAGTCAGCCCATTCTCGCTCATTGTGTCGCCACTAATCAGACACTCAGACGTAAATTCAAGATCGGTCTTTGCCTCGACAGTCTCTTCACCCTTCAGGCGTTTAATATATTTCTCGCACTGGCGATTAACTGTATACACCTTTTCACCAATCGAGAATTCAACCGTTGCGTCACAGTCCTGTTTGTGCTG